TAAAGCTAAAGGGTTGTTTTTCCCCGTTCTTATACACGAACTCATTAAAGGAGTGTACGAAGTGTTAGGTACACAAGGTCTACCTGATGACCCTAAAGCTGCAGATATGGTTATGGGTCAGACAGATACACTTCCTTACGAAGTGTGGGACTTGAGATTAGGACCCGTTATTTGGAGGAAGTTTACAGAGGCATATCCTGAAAGACTATATCAAGATGATATGAGAGAAATTCAGAATTACCTCTTTTCAAGATTTTCAACATTGTCTACTGACGAATTTTTCGAAGTTGCAAGGATGATTCTATCAGGTTCAGATGAAGGTAAACAATTAGTTTCCAAGATGGTTGATGAGATTGTTGACGAACTAAAAGGTTATGAATATGAGGATGCAATGTCACAGTATAGTGATGACGACGATGACGACGATGATGGCGGACTTTCAGACTTGTTAGGTGATTTAGGTATTTCTTTAACATAAATTCTTACTAAAATGTCTATATGGCGTTAACAAAAGAAAAAGTATTATTAGAGTATGCGAGGTGTGTGAAAGACACCTCGTATGCGTTAAGGACGTATCTACAAACTTACGACAATACACAATCAAAGTATGTCCCACTAAGGTTATTTCCTGACCAAGAAAGTTTAATAAAGGACTACGACACTTATGAGGAAAACATTGCACTTAAATACAGACAAGCGGGTGTATCTACAGTAACCTCAGCATGGGTATCAAAAAAGTTAATTACAGCTTCTAAAACAAAACCTGAAAAGATTCTAATAATTGCAAATAAACTTGACACCTCTGTTGAGATGGCAAGTAAGATACGGGCATTTATTGAACAATGGCCAAGTTGGTTTGGAGTGAAGTTTTCAAATGAAAAAAATTCACAAAGACATTACAAACTTACAAATGGATGTGAGGTAAAGTCAGTTGCGACCTCTAAAGACGCACTTAGAGGTTACACACCTACAATACTTGTATTCGATGAGGCGGCGTTTATTGAAGCGGATAATGATTTCTGGTCCGCGTGTATGGCCTCGTTGTCTACAGGGGGTAAAGTAATTGTAATCTCAACACCTAACGGTTTTGATAGAATCTATTACTCTATATACGACCAGTCATTAAGAGGTATGAACGATTTCAAAATTACTGAAATGTATTGGTATCGTGACCCCCGATATGCAAAAGACTTAAAATTAATTAAGTGTAATGATATCGTACATTATATGTTGAATAGGGAGGATTATAACGATGATGAAATAATTATCGATTACACGTCCATAGACCCTATGGAACGAAACTTCGAAGAAATAAAAGAGAAGTTTTTAGAGGGGTACAAACCATATTCTAGCTGGTTTGAGGGTATGGCTAAAAAACTTAAGTTTGATAGACGTAAGATTGCACAGGAATTGGAATGTAATTTCTTGGGTTCAGGTGATAATGTAATACCTAATGATACTATCGAGAAAATTAAGGAGAATTTTATACGTGACCCTGAAAATAAATTTATGGGTGGTGCACTATGGCAATGGAAAGAGCCTGTGGTAGGTCACAAGTACATTATGGGTATAGATGTTTCTCGTGGTGATAGTGAGGACTTCACAACATTCTGTATTATAGACTTTGATGAAAGAGAACAAGTATTAGAGTATTTAGGTAAAATACCTCCTGATGTCGCTGCAGAAGTTGCTTACAAATGGGCTACTATGTATTCCGCGTTTATAGTGATTGATATTACAGGGGGTATGGGGGTATCTACTGCACGTAAACTTCAGGAGATGAATTATAAAGATTTATATGTTGAAGGAACTAACGCTGCTGATAAGTGGAAGTACAACCCTAAAACAGTTGAGAAGATACCAGGACTAAACTTTAACTCAAAAAGGGTGCAGATTGTTGCCGCTTTTGAAGAGTCGTTAAGACATAATTTTATAGTAAGGTCTTCTCGATTAATAAACGAGTTAAATACATTTGTATATATAAACGGAAGACCTGACCACATCAAAGGTCAACACGATGATTTAATTATGGCTATGGCGATGGCGATATATGTCGGGGAGAGTTCATTTACTAAACTTGAAAAGGTTACCGAACAAACAAAAGCAATGATGGAAAGTTGGATGGTTAATGAGACTCCTGTTAAGAACTCATCTAAAGACTTTAATCCCGGTTTACCTGTAATGCCCAACACAGGTCATCACAGACCTAATGGTGTAACGAGAGAGGATTATAACGAATATAGTTGGTTATTTGGTGGTAGGAGAAGATAACCTTTAATTAATTCGGGTAAAGTTTATATTTATCTAAAAAACTATGGCGGAAAACAATAACTTTACGATTTGGCAAAGACTAACCAAAGTTTTTGGTCCTGATTCAACTCTTGACCAACAAGCCCCAGTATATAACTTCGATAGACAACAAATACTCAAAACAACTGATAAAAAAGAGTATGAGAGAGAGAAGTTACAAGCACAACAAACACTTTATTTAGGACAACAATGGCAAAAGATTGAGAACAATCTTTATACTCAAGCCGTTTACTATGAACCGACTCGTTTAGCCTCTTTCTATGATTATGAAAGTATGGAATACACTCCTGAGATTTCTGCCGCCTTAGATATATACTCAGAAGAATCTACCACACCTGATGAAGATGGTTATATGTTACAAATTTACTCTGAGAGTAAAAGAATTAAGTCTGTGTTAGGTGATTTATTTAATAACAGATTAGATATTAATACCAACCTTCCTATGTGGACAAGAAACACATGTAAGTATGGTGATAACTTTGTTTACTTAAAGTTAGACCCTGAAAAAGGTATTATGGGTGCACAACAGCTTCCAAACATCGAAATTACGAGACAGGAGAGGGGTATGAAGATGAAGCCTGAACGTAATTCTACAGACACAGAGAATGATGCGTTGAAGTTCATATGGCAAAACAAAGATATGGAGTTCAATACGTGGGAGATAGCCCACTTTAGATTATTAGGTGACGATAGAAAACTACCATACGGAACTTCTATGTTGGAAAAGGGTAGGAGAATTTGGAAACAGTTGATACTATCAGAAGATGCTATGTTAATCTACAGAACGTCGAGAGCACCTGAAAGAAGGGTCTTTAAAGTTTTTGTTGGGAATATGGACGACAAGGATGTTGAACCATATGTAAATAGAGTCGCGAATAAGTTTAAGAGAGACCAAGTGGTCGATTCAAACAACGGTAATGTTGATTTGAGATATAATCAGATGGCAGTCGACCAAGACTATTTTATTCCTGTTAGAGACCCTAACGCACCTAATCCGATTGATACATTGCCAGGTGCTCAAAACCTATCTGAAATTGCAGATATAGAGTATATTCAGAAAAAACTATTAACATCCCTAAGAGTACCTAAGGCATTCTTAGGTTTTGAAGAAGTTGTTGGTGACGGTAAAAATCTTTCTTTACAAGACATTCGTTTTGCAAGAACCATTAATAGAATACAAAAGTCTATGATTCAGGAATTGAATAAGATTGCTATCATACACTTATATCTCTTAGGTTTTGAGGATGAATTAGGTAACTTTACTTTAGGTCTAAGTAATCCATCTACACAAGCAGACTTACTTAAGGTTGAACAGTGGCAACAAAAGATACAATTATATAGAGATGCCGTCAGTGACCCTGGTAATGGTATACTACCTGTTTCATCATCATGGGCTAAGAAACATATCTTAGGGTTTAGTGATGAGGAAATAAAGTTAGATTTACAACAACAGCGAATTGAAAAGGCGGTTGCAGGTGAGTTAGAAAAAACTGCGGAAGTAATCAGTAAGACTGGTGTATTTGCGAATATTGACAAATTATATGGTAACAAACCCGGTGAGGGTGGAGACGCCGAAGGTGGTGAAACTACAGATTCAGGAACAGGTGATTTAGGTGGTGACTTTGGTGGTGGTGGTCTCGGAGGTGACCTCGGTGGAGACTTAGGTGGTGACCTCGGTGGTGATGTCGGTGGTGATGTCGGTGGAGATGAAGGGGGTGGTGAAGCACCTGCAGATGAAGCGCCAGTTGAAAGATTAGTGAGAAACAAAGACTTAGACCTATTAGTGGAAGACGACCTAATTAAAGGTAAAAGTATATTAGATTTATCTAAAGGAAGAACATCTTTAGGTGAGATTGAAAAAGAGTTGAACACACTTTTAGGAGATTAAAGGTAGAATAATACCTTTTACATGATATTTATTTAAAAAAATATCATGACATCATTCGGTACAATCAAAACTAAGATAGAAAGGTTATTTGAATCCACTTACGGGAAACCTGAATTTAAGAATCATATGAAGTCATTCAAAAAAATGGTTCTTGAAAATAATAACATAGGTGAAATATACTACATCTACGATGAATTATCATCTAAAAAAGGATTAAGTGAGGATATTGTCGATGAATACATTTCAGAAAGTTTTGAGCAATTAAGGAACCTAATAGATACTAATCAGAATAAAATTGAGTCGTTAAAAAATTGGATTGATGAGTTAGTTTTAGAAACTACTAATGATTATGAAGATATTGATTTACAAGTCTATACAAAAAATGTAACTAAAAATTTAGAGTCATTACTTGAGTCAAAAAATAGAATTAAAAAAAATCTACTTAGTTCTGAGGTTGTGGAGGTAAATGAATCGACACTTAACATACCGATATCATCGATGTTACAAATCGCAACAAAAACATTTAATAGTGAGTTTTCTAATCTTAATGAGGAAGAAAAAAAAGAGTTTAAATTCTTCACTTCATTGAGTGAAACAGATTTAAAGACAGAGATTGAAAAGTCGAAGAGTCTTGTAACCGAAAAACTAAACGTTACCTTGACTGAGTCTAACGATAGTGAACTAAAAGAAAAGATTCAAAAGACTTTGAATAAAATAAACGAAACCAACTATACCCTTACTTCGCTTTACAGACTTAAGCAATTAGAGAGGGGGTTATGATGAGAAGATTCTTTACCTCATTATTAGGTGACGTTGATGGTCAAAAATCATCAAAAAGGTTTGTTACCATAATCGCATTTTTCATGATGTGTATTGCCTTCGTCGCTAACATTTTTATGGATATACCGTTACAAAAATACGTATGGGACGGTATGATGTATATTGTAGGAGCGGGTTTAGGATTCACCACACTTGAAAAATTTTCAAGAAGTAAAGGAGTCGAAGAATAATGTCAGACAGAAAATATCTTAAGTGGTCAAACACAACGTTAAATGACGCTGACCAGTATGGTAATGTTTGGACCGCCAATAATATCGGTAACGTACCGTATGGTGATTTAGGAGGATGGTACATAGGTATCAACCCTCCAGTAGGTGGATATACATGGTATAGATATGATACGTCAGGAAATGGTCCGTGGATAAATTGTCCTTCAGGAGACACACAATTAGTAAATTTTTATAATGCAACCATGGGTACATCGTTTTCAAACGTACCTCAAGTTGCTGACGCAATTGCAGAGAACAACAATCAATTATTAGATGGTGACGTAGTAAGAGACGGATTACTTCTGTATATGGACCCAAACAAAACTTCATCTTATCCTGGTACCGGTACTGCAGTAACAAACATTGCACCATCAGGTAGTACTAACAATATTGATGGAACTTTAACTAACGCATCAATGTGGGTTAATCCCGGTGGAGGTTCACCTGCTTACTTTAGAGTTGAGACTGACGATTCATCCAACATAAGGGTATTAACCTTTGATAGTCAAATATCGAGAGCGGGAAATGGGGACTCAACAATTCTATTTTATTGGTGGAGTGACTATAACGGAGGGAGTCAGTATTCTAACTCTCAAGCATTTTTCGGAGGGGCATATGTCGACTATATGGCGTTAAGGTCTTTAAATGGTAGTACTACAAAGTACTGGCCCGAGGCGGAAACGAACGGTATAGGTGAACCTGAGGGTAACCATGATTACTTTGCGAAGGACGGGGATGGTGCAGTATTTGATGTAGGTGAATGGAACAGCTGGGTTTCTATATTTGACAGTGGAACCGCAAGTAACTGGTATAACGGAGTTGAAAATTCGAACACCTACAGTCTAGGTTCAGCAACATCTCATAATATTAGTAGATTAGGGTCCACATCTACAGGAAATTGTTCCCCACCTTCAGTTTGTAGAGGTGGTGATATAAGAATGGGAGCTCTACTAATTTACAACAGAGTTTTAAGTGATGCTGAAATAAGAAAAAACTTGGACATCTTCGACCAGTGGTATTCTAACTCTTAAAGGTCGTTCCTTTTCTTGTTCACGTAAATTGCTTTCTTCTTTTCCTCTCTCTTTTTCACTGAATCTTTGGTGTACTCCTTATTTTCATTAAGATTTTGAATCTGCTTAGTCTTATAAACCTTGTATTTATAATTCTTCAAAGCGGCTTCGATATTTTTATTTTTTACCTTAATAATTAACATTCAGAGTATTTATCTATCAATAAATATACGTTTTGACATATAACAACAAATATACTATATTTTATTTAAATCAATAAACTTTAGAAGTATGGATTTATATGAAAAAAGGAAAAACATCACAATTAAAATTATTCAGTGATGCTAAGTGCCATTACGGTACAGTAGATGCTAAAAATTTAAAAACTGTATACGTAGTTTTACAGTCATGGGTAGAACCCATAAGGGAGTTTGAAAATTGGGATAGAGCGACAGGAACAATGGAACGTAATATAAAACACGTACTATTAGAGGTATTGAACCCCGAAATATTTGAAAAACACAATATAGTGGATTTGGATTTGAGGAGTAGTGGAATACAGAAAGGTAAGAGAAGTTTTATGAATCTTGAAATTACGTTATACCTCAAAAATCATCTCGAATTTAAGTCCCCAACATTAAGAGATAATGTCAAAAAAGTAATACAAGCGGTTTATACTGATTGTTTACGAGGTATGAGATATTTCGAAATACACAAGAGTAAAACGACAAAAGAAGTGGTCTGACATATTTATAAAGAAAAAAACATGAAGATTTTAGGACCAAACGATTCAGGTAAAGGGATTTTAGTAGAGTGGGATGCGGGGTTTGTAAATCCTAACGACAGTCGTAATGCACAAGTTATAAAAGAATCTTATGGTCAATTAGACCATTCAAAACCTTTTGAGTTTTATGCAACGTTACAGAAATACGATACACCGAATAGAAACGGTAGAGTATACCCTGAAAAGATTTTACGTAGAGAAGCTGACGTATATAAGAAAGCCATCGAAAAAGGTTTATCAATCTCTGAACTTAATCACCCCGAATCTTCATTAATTGATTTGGACCGTGTATCACATTTGATAACTGATATATGGTGGGAAGGTAATACTCTTATGGGTAAGATTAAATTATTGACCTCACCAGGGTTTCATGAAAAAGGTGTGGTATCTTGTCCTGGTGACCAAGCAGCTAATCTAATGAGACAAGGAGTAACTATGGGTGTTTCTTCTCGTGGTGTTGGTTCACTTGTAAAGAAGGGGGAAAGAAACGAAGTACAGGATGACTTTGAATTAATTTGTTTTGACTTAGTTTCATCTCCGTCTACACCAGGTGCGTATCTATTCTTAGATAAAAATGATAAGGGTAAATATGAAGAAAGTTTAGAAGAAGAGACTCAGTTAAGGGCTCAAGAACCAAAGATTGATGGTGGTTTAGGTAAAAGTGTTGACTTAATGAAAAGACTTTCCGATTATTTAGGGTATTAAAACTTTAAATTAAAAATTATGGACGAAAAGTATTTTGTGGCAAAAGTTCAGTATGACCTCCCTGATGAGAACTCAGGTAAAATAAAAAAGGTACGTGAGGAGAAACTTGTTAAAGGTTATAATGTAACAGATGTGGAATCTAAAGTTACTCAAAACTTTAAAGACTTTGTTTACGATTGGAGAATCACCGCGTGTGTTGAAAGTAAGATTGACGAGGTCTACGAATAATATCGTATGTAGAGACGAAAAAAATTAAAATCGGGTTAATACCCGATTTTTTTTTGCTTAAAGTTACAAAAAAAACACTTTTTTCATGTTTAACATATTTATATGATAACTATAATAAACTTTTTTGCAAAAAAATAAAATGGCAGACAAAAAAAACTTAGTTGAAGAAGCTTTATTGCAGATGGAAAATCTACAAGAAGCCATTACTAATAATGCAAAAGGAATACTTGCTTCTACTATGAAGGAAGAAATCAGTGAACTAGTAAAAGAATCTCTCGAAGAAGAAGAGGTTGAAATGTCTGAAACAGAAACTGAAGAAGAAAACGTTGAAATGTCCGAACAGGAAGAGGTCGACGTTGATATGGAAGTTGATGTTGAAGACGAAGAAGGTGACATGGAAGACACCCTTGAAGACTTAGGTCTTGATATGGGTGGTGACATGGAATCTGATAACGACGAAGAGTTGGAAATGGGTGATGAAGAAATGTTAATGACTGACTTACCTGGTGACGACTTAGAAGTCGATGATGAAGAAGAAGTTCTTTTACCTCTCGATTTAACTGCAGCTTCTGACGACGAAATCTTAAAGGTATTCAAAGCTATGGGTGAAGATGACGGAATTATCGTAAAACAAGACGGTGACGATGTTCATTTATCTGATGCTGAAACCGACGCTGAATATGTTATTCAGTTGGGTGAGTCTGAAGAAACTGACGAAGCTATGGGTGACCACTTAGGTGAGGAAGACCACATGGAAGAAGGTGAATACAAAGAAGAAGACCACATGGAAGGTGAATACAAAGAAGAAGACCACTTGGAAGAAGAAGTAGTATACGAAATCGAGATTGGTGAGGAAGAAGAAGCTCACGAAGAAGAAACTCATGAAGAAATGGGTGAAGGTGAAGAAGCACACGAAGGTGAAACCGAAGAAGGTGAAACTAAGGAGGCTAGAACTCACGGTGAGTTAAGAAAGGCTCCACCAAAGCATGAATCAGAAACTACTAAAAAGTATGCTTCTGATAGATTCAGACCTGCGGTGAGAGAGAATAAAGAATTAAAAGTTGAAGTTCAACAACTAAGAGAAAAGAACGAAGAGTACCGTAAGGCACTTAACGTTTTCAAAACTAAGTTGAATGAAGTTGCAGTTTTCAATTCTAATTTAGCTTACGCTACTCGTTTGTTTACTGAGCATTCTACTACGAAGCAAGAGAAAATAAATATTTTAAGACGTTTCGATGGTGTCGAGACTCTTAAAGAATCAAAGTCTCTTTATAAGACAATCAAAGAAGACTTAGGTGGAAAAGAAACTAACGTTGTTACTGAATCAGTACAATCTAAGGTTACTAAAACTCCAACTAAGGGTTCTGCGAACAATCTTATCGAGAGTAAAACTTATGAAAATCCTCAGTTCTTAAGAATGAGAGATTTAATGAGTAAATTAAAATAAAAATAAAATTCCTTAAAAAATATTAAAATGGGAGCATTATTAGAATCAGGTCTAGTTGGTAACATCGGTCTTAAGCACCTCAAGGTTATCAAGGAGGACACAATCAACAAGTGGGACAAGTTAGGGTTCCTCGACGGTCTTAAGGGACACGTTAAAGAAAATATGGCTCAGTTATATGAGAACCAAGCATCATATTTGATAAACGAAGCTGCTGCATCTGACAGTTCAGGTTCTTTCGAAACAGTTGTTTTCCCAATCGTAAGAAGAGTTTTCTCTAAGTTGTTGGCTAACGATATCGTTTCAGTACAGGCTATGAACCTACCAATCGGTAAGTTGTTCTACTTTGTACCAAAGATTCAGAACAGAAACACTGATGGTACTCACGTAAAACCATTCGGAGCACCTAACGGTCCTACGACTGCAGATTCAAACTACGACACAGGTAAGAACTTGTATGACCGTTTCTACGAGGGTGATACACCAAACTCTGACCCAGCTGGATTGTTTGACTACTCAAAAGGTGCTTTCACTGCTTTAACAGCTGAATGTGCATTAAAAGTATGGGGTAGTGATGGTACATTAAGTGCCGCTACTTCTGGTGATTACACAGGTGAGACAAGGTCAATCATTGTCGCACTTTCAGGATTCTCTTCAGCAGGTGCTGGTAAGTTAATCGGTCCTGACGGTCAAGAAATGGACACTGAAGACTTCTTAGCTTCATTGGAGTTAGAAACTGAGCTACCTACAGACCCAACATACTGGAACTTTAGAGTTGTTACTCAGGTTTACGGTAAGGGTATTGTTCAGTACGGTCAGAAGGCTACTGCATCATTCCCAGGTTCAGGTCCTGGTGGTAAGTATGACGATATCTGTGACGAAACAGGTGTTATCTACTTACAATTAGACACAACAACAACAGTTGGTATTGGAACTAACGATTCAATCGACGGTTACTCAGGTACTACATTTAGTTCTCAACCTACTGTTACTGCACACTGGAAAAGATACGAGACATTAGAATTTGAAGACGCTATCGGTGAAGTTTCATTCGACCTAGACGCTGTTACTGTTTCTGTTACAGAAAGAAAGTTAAGAGCTCAGTGGTCACCAGAACTCGCACAAGACGTCTCTGCATTCCACAACATCGACGCGGAAGCTGAATTGACAGCATTGTTGTCAGAGCAGGTTGCGGCAGAGATTGACCGTGAGATTTTAAGAGACTTAAGAAAAGGTGCGGCTTGGTCATTAAGATGGGACTACAACGGTTGGAAGAGAGTGAACAACGGTTCTGTCAACTACAACCAAAAGGATTGGAATCAGACGTTGATTACTGCAATCAATCAGATTTCTGCACAAATCCATAAATCAACTCTAAGAGGTGGTGCTAACTGGATTGTTGTATCTTCAGAGATTTCAGCAATCTTCGATGACCTTGAGTACTTCCACGTTT